GGCGGTTCCGTCGTCATCGCGGCAACTGCCAAGCGCGGTTCAACGGCGATCCGTTGGTAGGCGACTTTGAAAACGGCAAGTTGTACGCGTTTGACTTGACGGTGTACGCCGACGACGGCGTGCCGCAGAAGTGGCTGCGGTCGTGGCGTGCGCTTGGCCCCAGTCAGAATGACCTCAAGCGCACCCTGCACCGCCGCCTGCAACTGGACTGTCAGGTGGGTGTGGGGCTTTCGGTCGGGCAGGGCAGCAATCCTCAAGTGATGCTGCGATGGTCGGACGACGGAGGCCACACTTGGAGTTACGAGAACTGGCGTCCTCTCGGTGCAATCGGCCGCACCGAAACCCGCGTCATCTGGAATCGCTTGGGCGCTACGCTCAAGTCCCGCGACCGCGTGTACGAGGCGTCGGCTACCGATCCGGTGATTACGGCCATCATGGGCGCAGAGCTGATGATAGAGCCGACCAATGCCTAACATCACCACCATACCGGCCCCTCGCGTACCGTTCATCGACGAGCGGACGGGCCTTATCTCCCGTGAGTGGTTCCGGTATCTGAACAACCTGTTCCGGCTGACGGGCAGCGGCACAACGGATGCGAGCCTTGCCGACCTTGAAATCACGCCGACGAACGGCGCGGCGGATGCTGAACTGCCGGTGCTTCAAGCCGACATCCAAGGGCTTGCGATAGCGCCGGTCGCCCCGCCCCCGCTGAATCAGTTGGTCTACGGCGCGTTTCACGATATGACCCGTCAAACGCAGTCAGGCACCAATGTAGCCAAAGCCATCACTTTTGACACCACAACTGCGGCTTACGGATCGTACCGCGGGTCGCCTACTTCGCGGATATATGTCACAGAGCCGGGGCTGTATAACTTCCAGTTTTCGGCGCAGGTAGACAAGACCGCTGGCGGCAAGGCTACGATTTACTTCTGGCCGAAAGTTGACAATACGGATGTCCCGCAGTCCATGTCCCATTTCCGAGTGCAGGGCAACGACGACGAAATCATCCCCGCATGGAACTTTGTGCTTCCGATGAAAGCTGACGGCTATTTTGAGTTGATGTGGGCGGTGTCGGATGCAAGTGTTATTCTTGAGACATTCGCTGCGACGGCTTTCGGCCCCGCCGCGCCGTCTGTAATCCTTACTGTTACGAAGGTGAGCATATGAGCGTGTTCCTCTCCCCGCTGGCAGGGTCCGGCGCGCAGTTTTTCACCAACGCGGGCACGCCGCTCGCGGGGGGCAAGATTTGGACTTATGCGGCAGGCACGACGACGCCGACCGCCACCTACACGTCGGAAGCGGGTACCACGCCTAACGCCAATCCAATCATCTTGGACGCGAACGGTCGGGTGCCTAATCAGATTTGGCTGACCGAAGGTGTCAACTACAAGTTTGTGCTGATGACCAGCACTAATGTCACGCTAGGGACATTCGACGATTTGGCGGGCATCAACGACATCAGCATCACCGGAGTGGCATGGGCTGATGTTACCGGCACGCCGACCACGCTTGCGGGGTATGGCATCACCAACGCCATCACGGCGGCGACGGCGGCGGCGACCTACGCCCCCATCGCCAGCCCGACCTTTACCGGCACCGCGCAGATCCCTGACAACGCGCCGACCAACACCAACTATCCGGTTGGCTATCGGGACGCGCCGCAGGTCAGCAAGACCGCCAACTACACCCTCATCCTTTCGGACGCAAGCAAGTCGGTGCTGATGAACGGCACCAGCCTGACGCTTTCGATTCCGGCTAACGGCACGGTGGCGTTCCCTGTCGGCACCGTGATTCTGGTCGTCAACACCAACACTACTTCTCTGTCGGTGGCTATCACTACCGACACGCTGACCCTTGCTAACACCACCACGACGGGTACCCGCACCGTGGCGCGCAACGGCATGGCTGTGCTGCACAAAATCAGCAGCACGGCGTGGCTCATCGGCGGGCCGGGAGTGAGCTGATGGCGCATATCGCTCTGGTATTGCTCGGTGCAGGCGGCGGCGGGGGTGTCGGGTCGCAGTGCTTTGCTGCGGGCACTACAGGCACCGTCACTGCGCCTACGGGCGCTACCGGCTGCACGGTCGAGATGTGGGGCGGCGGCGGCGGCGGCGGTGCCGCGCCGGGCTATGGTGGCGGCGGCGCGGCGCATCTGAAACGGTCGTTCTCGGTTACGGGCGGCTCCACGCAAATCGCATACACTGTAGGGGCTAAAGGCACGGGGGCATTAGCGCCAGGTGCAGGGGTGCAAGGCGGCAGCTCATCAATCCTTGTGCCCCCTAGCGGCCCGCCAGACATTTCGCTTGTGGCGGGTGGTGGTGGCGCGGGGGACTCAACTTTGCCAGGAACCGCGGGGACAATTACGGCTAGCGGCGGTATCCCGTTTGCCGCAGGCTCCGCACCCACGAATGGGAGCCTTGGGGCGGGCGGCGATGCGGGCGACACTGCGGGCGGGGGTGGCCTTGGCGGAACGCCCGGCGAAACGCCCGGAGGCGGCGGTAACGGCGAAGTAGATTTTGGTTGGGATGGCGGCGACGGTAGCGTGTGTTTTTACTGGACATACCCGACGAACGTGGTGCTGTCTAATCAGTCTGCCGTCAACTTCTCCCTTGCAGGAGTTGGTGGATCGGCAACGGCTACATACCGGCTAGACAACGCAGGGCAGGCATCCCGCACCAATACTTCGGGCACGCTCGTCAACATCACCGGGCAGTGGCTAACCAGCGGCACCGCAGCGGATTACGAAGTTTATGCACAATGGTCCCCCTCGGGCGGCGGTCCGGGCGGCGTGCTTGGTGGAGGTACCACGGGCGGCGCTACCCCCGACACTTGGCTTAGTCTCGGCACAACCCGCAGCTTTACGCTTACTGGCGTCAGCGCCAATGTAGAGCGCGAGTTGTATATCCAGATTCGGAACGCGACCACGCAGGAAATCGTCAATTTTTGTACGGTAACTGTCGAGGTCGATTCAGCTCCTTGAGGTACTTATGGCTGTTGCTGCTCGTGTTTTGATCTCCCCCCGCACGGCGTTGGCTACGCAGACGACGCAGTACATCGCGTCTGGCGTGTCTGCCATCATCGACAAGTTCACGGCTACCAACTACAGCTCGTCAGCCGCTACGCTGTCGGTCAACCTCGTCACGCTGAACGATACGCCCGGCAACCAGAATCTTATCGTCAAGACCAAGACGCTGTTGCCGAGCGAAACGTACTCGTTCCCGGAACTCGTCGGCCATGTGCTTGCGCCTGGCGGCTACATCTCCACCATCGCCGGTACGGCGTCGGCCATCAACATCCGCGCTTCGGGTCGGGAGGTATCGTGACGCCTGAGAAGTCGCTGACCGTCAATCTGACGCAGGCGCTGGAGCTTCCTGCCCCCGCCGCAGCGTGGTTGCTAGATGTCTGGCACATGATTCAGATGTTTGACGACGTGGCGGACGGCGATGCCGTCTCTCGACCCGACCTCAACCAAGCCGTATGGAAATGTTTTGTAGGGATGCCCTCCAATCCGTTCTACGCGGCCCATGCCGACCAGTTGCACCCCGCCCTTGGCACGGCCATCCTCAAGTGGCAGGCGGCTGACGAGGCCGAGCGCGACGGGCGGGCGGACGAGCGGTCGTTCGTCTGGCGGGCGGCATATTATGACCTCGTGCTACTTGTTGTTTTGCTCGTACACGGCTACCCTCGCGCTATAGAAATGGCGGGGGATGTCATGGCGCTGTACGGCGAGAATTTCGCGGATTACCGCAAGGAGTTTCCCCATGCCTGATCCAGTATCCGCAGTTGTTGGGTCTACCGTTGTTGGCGGTGTGGTGCAGGCCCGCGGCGCAAAGCGTGCGGCGCGTGTGCAGCAGCAGTCGGCTGATAGAGCCACCGATTTGCAGCGTGAGATTTTTGAGCGCCAGACGCAGCTTGCCGAACCGTTCCGTCAGGCCGGTATCACCAGCCAGAACGAGATGCTGCGGATGCTCGGCCTTTCGGGCGACCCGGCATCGGAAGGTTACGGCAGTATCGGCAAGCCGTTCACCATGACCGACATGGAGATGGACCCCGGCTACGGCTTCCGCTTGAACGAGGGGCTGAAGGCGCTTGACCGCACCGCCGCCGCGCGCGGGGGTCTGATGTCGGGCGCTGCGCTCAAGGCCGCGGGTCGATACGGTCAGGAGATGGCGTCGGGCGAGTACATGAACGCCTTCAACCGATCCCGCGCGCTGATGGGCGAACGCCTCAGCACCCTTGGCAGTCTCTACGGCGCGGGGCAGTCGGCCACGCAGCAGGTCGCCAACCAGGCGGGGCAGTACGGCGTCAACGCAGGCAATCTGATGATGGCGTCGGGGCAGGCTCGCGCCTCCGGCTATCTCGGTCAGGCCAACGCCATCACCAACACCTTGGGGCAGTTGTCTGGGTCGTTTGGCATGTTTGGCGGTGGTGGCGGTGGCGGCGGCGGGCCTTACGGCGGCTCTTCCGTGCCGTGGGTCAGCCGGTATACGCCGGGGGGTGGTTGACCATGCCCGTCATCGGCGCGACTCAACTGGAACCCGTCAACTACCTCGGCCAGTACCTCGGCGGTGTGGAAGCGGCGCGGGGGATGCGCCGCGCGCGGATGGAAGAGGAAGCCTACGTGCAAGCGCAGGAGGAAAAGCGCGCCGCCGCAGAGCGCGACGCGCAGCTCCGCAACTTCCTCTCAACTGCCGACCTTTCGTCGGCGGAAACGCAGAACGCCCTGATGCGTATGCCTGGCGGTGCTGCCATCCTCAAGCAGTTTGGCGAAGCCCGTGAGAGCTTGGGCAAGGGCGTCAAGGCCGAGACTGAAGGGCTTGCCGGTCGTATGCAGTATTTCCGGCAGAACATCCCGTTCAACCCTGCGGGCGCGGCCAACTGGCTGCAAAACGCCTACTCCGATCCGATGGTCGGCCCTGAGCTGGCCAAGATGGGTACGCTCGAAGAGGCGATTGCGGGCATACCGCAAGAGCCTGCTGCGTACTTGGCGTGGATGGAAGGCGTGTCGAATCTGGCCGACAAGTATGTTGAGCGCCGCGTGCCGGATGCCGAGTCCATGCTGCCGTATGAGCGCATGACAAGAGCCGAGCAGGCTCGCGTTGGCCTAGAAGGGCAGCGCGTTGGGCTTGAACGTCAGCGCGTGGGGCTTGAAGGTCGTCGTGTTGCGTTGGCTGAACAACGTGTAGCGCAGGGCGCTAACGCCGCGGCGGGGACGCCCGCCGCTATTGACCCGAAGACCAAGCAGAAGCGCGATGCGGCGTTTCCGAAAGTGCAGCAGGCGTTTAAGTCTGCAACGCACGATATCGGCACGCTTATCCGTGACCTTGAGGAATTGCGTAGCCACCCCGGCTTAGCCTCCATTACAGGCGGCATTGAGGGCAGGCTTCCTAGTGTCCGCGAAAGTTCTACCGGCGCGCAGGCTCTGCTGGATCGGGTTTTGTCTAAGGGTCAGCTGCGCAGCCTTACACAACTGCGCGAAAACTCGCCTACTGGCGGCGCGCTCGGCAACGTGTCCAACCAAGATTTGCAAGTTCTTCGAGACGCTTTCGCTGCGTTCAATCAGTCTCAAGGGGCTGAAGATTTTAAACGCCGCATTGACCAGACCATAAACGATTTGCGGTTTACCGATCAGAATCTTCGCACGGCGTTTGAAGAGGAATACTCGTACCGGAACGCTCCTGCGGCGGGCGCTTCGCAATCCGTCTTTGACGAAGCCGACCGTATTCTGCGAGGCGAGTGACGATGGCCACTGCCAAGGAATACGCTTCTTGGATTGTCCAGAACAAGGACAAGAAAGGCACGCCCGAATTTGAAAAGGTCGTGGCGGCGTACACGCTTGCGCGCAAGGAAGAAGACACCGCTGCTTTTGCGACCGACCTTGCGAAGCAGTCGCCGTTGGAACGCGCAGGCGTAGGTATGGGCGCGGGCGGCGGGCTTGGTGAAGCCCGGGCCATGACGGCAGGGTTGACGCCGGAGCAGAAAGAGGAGGCGTTGCGGTTTGGCGCGGCGACAGCGTTGTCTGCTTTCCCCGGCAGTCTTGCCGCGCGCGGGCTAACCTTTGTAGCCTCCAAAGCCCCCGCGCTTGCGCCGTATATCGCTCCACTTGCCACATCCTTACAAACGGGCGGTTTTACTACGGGCCGCACGGGCGTAACGGGCGCGCAGAAGGTTGTTGACCTTGCCACGCGCGGCGTCGGCGGCGCGGTGCCTGGGGCTACGGGCGCTGCCATTATGAACCCCGAAGATGCAGGGTCAGGTGCCTTGATGGGCGCGGGCATCAGCATGTTTGCACCGCCCGTCATCGGGTGGGCATACGACCGCGCTACTCGACGCGGGGGCGACGTCCGTGCAGGGGGTCTTCTGCGCACCGCCGCAGGCGATCAGGTCAACGCACTGCGTCAGTTGATGCAGGCGTTTCCTGACGAACTGCCGAGCCGGTTGCTTGCTAGCACCGACCTGCCCGCGCTTCGCCCGCTCCAAGCCATTCTGAAACGCGCAGAGGCCAGCGACCCGGCGCAGGTTGTCAATGCGTTCCGTCAGCGCGAAGGCCAAGATTTGACTGACGAGCTTAATCGACTGGCTGGAGGCGCGACCGCCACGGAAACCCGCGCCGCAAGGGATCGCGCACAGGCGGCGTTGCGCGATGTCGCCGCCCCGCAGCGCGAAGAGGCATTGGGCGCGGCCCGTCGCACGGGCGAAGTTATGCCGCGCCTTGAGCAGATTGCTGGAGAGGCAGGCGCGAAGGCAACGGCGGCGACGGATGAGGTACGCCGATTCAGCGACCTTGTGAACCGTGCGGATGATTGGGCGCGTAGTTGGGTTGCGCAGCGCGGCGTTGGCGAAGCGGGCGTTCGGCTTCCGGGTCGCGTAGAGGCCACGGCTACTTTCCCCGGTCAGTTGGCGGCGAGCGGTCGGCAGACTTCGGTGGGCGGACCGTTTGAACGGCAGGTCGTTGATGAGGGCGGCGCGGTAGCGCGGCGTATCGCCGGCGCGGCCGAGACTTCCGTGCGTGAGGGTGCGAGAGCGCGCACCGCGCAGGCCACTCTCCAGAGTATGAAGGACCGCGGGCTAGAGCCGTTGGACGCCGATGCGCTTATCGCACGGCTCCAGGTCAAATTGCGTGACCCGCAGGTCGGCACCAACGCCGACGCCAAAGCCGGTATTGAAACCGTTGTTGAAATGCTCAACGACTGGAAGAACACCCAAGGGGTCATTGACCCCGCAGCGTTGGAGGCTATCCGCAAGAACGGCGTAAGCGCGGGTATCGCCAAGTTGCGCCCCGGCGTTGATTCCAAGTCGCAGAAGAATTTTGCGGCGGCGGCGCTGTCCGAAGTCACTCCGCTGATAGACGAAGCCATCGTGGCGGCGGGCGGTAAGGGGTGGCCGGACTACCTCAAGACTTTCCGCGGCGGTATGTCCAACATCAAGGGCATGGAGCTTGCGAATCAGATTCGCGCGCTGTACAAGTCTGGGTCGGCGGCAGACAAGCAGAAAATCGTGGACATCATCCGCGGTGAGTCGCCGGAAACCATTGAAGAGCTGTTCGGCTCTGGGCGATACGACATCGCTATTGAGATGGCCAAAGACCTGCCGTTCCTCCGCAAACTGGCCGATACGCTGAGCGCAGACTTGCGCGCAGCCGAGCAGGCCAAGGCGGGCCGGGCTGCGCTGGCGAATGTTGAAAGCAAGCGTAGGTTCACTCTGCGGTTCCCGTTCTTTACCCGCGTGTCTACGGGCATCAACGAAGCATTAGCAGCGTTGGAAGCGCAGTTGACTCAGCAAGGGTGGGATGTGCTTAACAAAGCGGCGCAAAGCGGGAAGGATTTTGACGCCGTGTTGTCAGCTCTCCCCGCGCGGGATCGGCTGGTGTTCCTCGCCGCCGCCCCGTCGCCGGGGGACTGGAAATCGTACGCTCCTATGATTTTGCGAATGGGCGCAAAATCCGGAATCGGTGCCGCAGGCGCTGCAACCGCTGAACAGCCTGCACCAAAAACCAACATGATGGCTCCTGACGCCAACAACGCTATGAGGCAATTCTGATGTCCAACATGCTCAAAGGCGCGCTGCGTTCGCGCACCGTCTACTGGAATGTCCTGCTTGCCATCTTAGGCGGCTTGGAGTTGGTCGGTGGGCATCTGACCACGCTCTTCGGCGCGCGGGTCGCTGCGGCCATCCTGCTCGTCGGGGCGTTCGCCAACATGGCGTTGCGCGCCGTCACCACCATGCCGCTTAAGGACAAGGCCGATGGCGCTTGACAACACCGACCCGGGAACCTGGAGCCACCGCCTGCGGGAAGCCGAAAGCGATCTGCGGTCGCACATTGATGTGTGCGACGAGCGGTACGCCCGCATCCGCGATGACTTTGAGATTTTTCGCCGCGACCTGCGCGATTTGAAGATTGATGTCCACCGGGGCATGGACAAGACCAACCAACTGCTCATCAAGGTCGGCATCATCTTGGCAAGCGGCATGGCGGGTATCCTCGCCAAGTTGGTGTTCTTCCAATGACCCCGCCCGCGTGGCTTGCGCTTGCCCGCAGCCATCTGGGCAAGCGTGAAATCCCCGGCAAGGCGACCGCGCCGTTCATCACCCGTTGGCTCTTGAGCCTCAAGGCGTGGTGGGGTGACGACGAGACGCCGTGGTGCGGGGTGTTCGTTGCGGGCTGTCTGACCGACGCCGGGTTGCCAAAGCCCAAGAACTGGTTCCGCGCCCGGGCGTACCTTGACTACGGCACGCCGCTCGTCAAGCCGCGAGTCGGGTGCATCGTGGTGTTTGACGGAGGGCTGACGCGCCCCGGCGCGGGGCATGTGGGTTTCGTCGTGGGGCAGGACGAGAAGTCGCAACTGATGGTTTTAGGTGGCAACCAAGCCAACGCCGTCACCATCGCCCCGTTCGTCAAGACGCGGGTTCTCGGCTACCGCTGGCCTCCCGGCGCGGAGCCGCCGACCGGGGCACCGCTGCCCCTGCTTGCGTCCAACGGCGCAGCGCCTAGCGGGCACGAAGCGTGACATTCGCCATTCCCAAGCGGTTCAAGTTGCTTGGGCACACGATCCGCGTGCGCATCATCCGGCGCGACCGTTGGCGGCACGGCAAGGACGCTGTGGGCGTGTGGGATCCCCGGCGCTTGACCATCGACATCCTTGCCGGTCAGCCCAAGTCGCTTGCCGAACAGGTGTTCTTCCACGAACTGGCCCACGCCGTCGCCACGATGCAGTCGCACCCGCTAGCGACCGATGAGACATTCATCGACCAGCAGGGGCACCTCTACCATCAAGCGTTCACGACCTTTGACTTCTCTGCCAAATGACCCCGCAGCGGCATCTCATCATCCCCGACGCGCAGATTCGCCCCGGGGCTAACACCGAGCATGTGGACTGGGCGGCGCGGGCCATCGTGGAATACATGCCCGATGTCATCGTCTGCATCGGGGACTGGTGGGACTTCCCATCCCTCAACGCCCACAGCGAACCCGGAAGCGAAGAGCTGGAGGGTACGCGGTACCTAGAGGATGTGGAGGCGGGCAACGAAGCCTTCCGCCGCCTCTGCGCGCCGATGCAGGCCGAGCAGCAGCGCCGGGTGGTGGGCAAGCGCAAGCACTGGAACCCCCGCAAGGTGTTCATCACCGGGAACCATGAGGCTCGCGCCGACCGGGTAGCCAAGCGCACCCCTCGGTGGAAGGGCATCATCGGATCGCACAACTGCGAAACGCTAGACTGGCACCGCGCGCCTTTCCTAGAAATCGTGGAGATAGACTCCATAAAATACAGCCATTACTTCCCGAATCCCTTTTCGGGACGGCCAATCGGTGGCACTATCACCAACCGTTTAGGGCATATCGGCTCGTCGTTCGTGCAGGGGCATCAGCAGGGCTTCATGTACGGGTCAAAGCAGTACCCCGACCATGTGAAGCATGGCCTTGTCTGCGGGCGGTTCTACCTTGACCATGAGGGCTACCGGCCTGCCGATGTGCAGCGGTCGGAGTGGTCCGGCATCGTGGTGCTGAACGAAGTCCGCAACGGCAGTTACGACCTCATGCCCTTGTCGATGGACTACTTGAGACGCAAGTTTGGATAGCCCGCCGCGCCCCTGCGACACCTGCTTCTGGTCGGCAGAACTGACCCGGGGCTTGCCGCGGCTGTGGTGTTCCCACGCCAGGTGGCATGGGTGGCATACTACGGCGGTGTGCGGCGGTGAGGCTTACCGAAAGGATACGCGACCGTGATCATGTTCCCCCCGCTTTTGCTCCGTTACCTGCCGCATCTGATTCTCGTCATCCTCGCCGTGGCGGGGATGGCGTATGCCGTCCACCACATCCGAGAGGGCGTCCGCCGTGAACTGGAACCTCAAATTGACCGTCTGGAGACTGAACTACGGGCCGAGCGCGCTGATCGCGCGCGGGCTGAAGCGGCTTCCGATGCCTACCAGTCCGAGCTGGCGGGCCTTCGCACTCGCCCTACCCCTGCTGCTCCTGTACGGCTGTGCCGCACCCCGTCCGTGTCCGGTACCGGGCAAGCCGCCCAAGGAACTGATGGAGCCGCCGCCGCCTCCGGGAGCGGCCCGGAAGGCTCTGGAGAGGGCGCTGGAGAAGGGCCGGGGCCAGACATCGGCCCCGACCTCTACGCCCTAGCCGACGCCTGCGACGTTGTGGCAGCGCGGCTCAGGGCGTTGCAGGGGTGGGTCGCCGCCCCTAGCGATCCGACTGCGCCTCGGCCATGATTTCGGCCCGTTCGCGGGCCGACCGCAGCGCGGCGTACCGCTGGTGCAGCCGCTCCAAGAAGACCTTGCGGCGTGCGCCCTCGCGCTCCTGCGCCAGCAGCGACTTGACCTCATCCTCGCTCAAGCTCGAAAGCCTGGCGTTCAGTTCAATCCAGTTCATGCGGACAATTCCTCCATAGCCAAATCGGACACAGCCCGTTTGCTGTGCAACCCTGACCAGATGCGCTCGTCTACCGTGCTGTTGGTCAGCAGCACATAGACCCAAACCGGGTGCTTCTGCCCCCCGCGGTGCAGCCGCCCGACCGTCTGCTCGTATTCCTCAAGTGACCACGGCAGGGTCAGGAACGCCATGCGGCACCCGCCGTGTTGCAAGTTGAGGCCGTGACCCGCGCTTTTGGGGTGTAGCAGCAGCAACTCAACCTCGCCCCGGTTCCACCGCCCTACGGCGTCCCTGTCGTCCATCGTCAGGGCGTGCGGGTAGCGGCGGCGCAACTCGTCCAACTCTTCCACAAAGTTGTAGACGACGATGGTACTCGCCCGTTGATTTTCTTGCAAGACTTCATCTAGCAAATCAAACTTGTGGGTAGAAAACCACAGCGGCGTCTTGGTCACGATGAACTTACCGGGCTTGTCGGGGTTCGGCCGCTTGTGCGTGTCGTAGACCCACCCGCAAGCCATCTGCTGCAACTTCTGGACGACGGCCCCTGCGCTGACGGCGGTGATGGTGGTGCCGTCCAGATTCACCAGCATGTCGCGCTTCATCTTCTCGTAGGGCGCACGGTCGGGCAGGTCGCAGCGCATCTCAACCACGTGCAAGGGCGGGAGGGTGTCGGTGTAGACGCCAGGTTCCAGCACGAAGGTCGCGGGCCGGATGCGCTTCATCACCTGCTCCAAGGCTCCGGTCGCGGGTGTCCACTCGCCGTGGTCGCGGTTGATGCAGTGGAAGTAGGACTGGAGGAACGCCCCCTTGCTGCGGCCCAAGAGGCGTTGGTCGATGATTTTGCACTGCCCGAAGACATCCTCAAGGCCGTTGGATGTGAACGATCCGGTCAAGCCCCACCGGATGTTGATGTGTTCGATGGCGTCGGCAAACGCCTTGAAGCGTTTGCCCGAAGGGTCTTTGAGCCGCGTCAGCTCGTCAAACACCACGCCGTCAAAGTCAAGCCGCTGCTTGGCGAGCCACTGGAGGTTGTCGTAGTTGATGACGACGACCGTGGCCTTGGAGT